AAGAAAAAAAACAGCCCGAATCCCCGGTCTATATCTGCAGTGAGTGCGGCAGGGAAATAAACGGGGACCATGTGTATATCAAGACAAGGCGGCGAACGGAGCTTCACATACATTTTGGATGCATGCCGGGAGAGCGTAATAGGAACGTGATATCATAAATCGTTATTTTGAAAACCAAGGAAGGAGGCCGGGCTATCCGGAGGAAAGGAGCATAGATGGAACAATTAAAACCTTGTCCATTTTGTGGAAATGAATTCCCGACATTGACGAAATGCTATGGGAACATATACATAGTAGCTTGCCCACAATGCCAAACATATTTTGGTTGTGACTGCACAGCGGGGCATGATAGAAGTAAAGAAGAAACAATAGCACGGTGGAATAGTCGTGTAAATTAGGATTTTCGGGGGAACCGGAGAAAGGAGCCTGGATGGAAAGAGATTTTGAAAAAGACATCATAGAGCTGGATGCTGCAATAAAGTCCAACGCGGAACGGGATAATACTTTTACGTTGTCGGTACTGCAACGGGTGAAGGCAATCATGCTGCAACAGAAAGAAAAGCTGAAAGCCTATGAGGATACCGGCCTGACGCCAGGAGAAGTCCAATATTTAAAAGACAAAAGTGAGCCGAAAATGGTGGTGTGGACACCGGCATATCAATCATATTATTCCGCTGGTGATGAGGCAGAGTGCTTCTGTCCGGTATGCGATTCGGATGTGGTTGAGGATGATGATTATTTTTGTCCAACTTGCGGCCAGGCATTGAAATATCATGATGAACCAGAAAATTGATATTTTCCGGGAATACCGGAGGAAGGGAGATAAGATGAAAGTTAAGTTCCAGGTAAGAGAAAAGCTCTATGCAGATGTAACGTTTGAAATAGAATGTGAGAATCCGGAACAGGTGGAGGATGCGCTTGACCAAATTGGCGATTGTGTAGATTCAAATGGTTTAGCATGTGCTTTGTCTAACATTTTTGGATGTGAATATGTACACGCCGATGGGATCGAAAGCACTGATAATATTTATCCAGCAGACGAGTGTGAGTTTTGGGATTGGCTTAGCGATGATGATTAATCTGTAAAACTGAAATTTGTGCTACGAAGGGAGGTACCCGTGAGAAAGAAAGGCAGTAAGCAGTCCAAGGTCAGCCGCATCGACCGCAGCAAGGCCCTGGCCGCCCAGGCCGACGAGGCCATCAAGGAGCGCATCCGGACGGCGCCGGCCTACATATACACCAGCCTGTGCCCGGTTCCGGAGCTGCGGGAGCCACCGAAGGGAGTGATTGTACGTGGCATCAAGACCTGTGTACTATGACTTGTATGATTGTGGCCAATACGACGGCCGGTACAGAGCAGCGGAGCTGATGGTAATGCTGGGCATCCGGCACCGGCAGCAGATAGAGCATTACAGTGATGTGGGTATCCTGTACCAAAAGCGATATACCTTTGTGAGGGTGGAGGATGGGAAGGAGTCAGAACTGGCCGATGAGTGGAACCGGGTGACGCAAGTATTGAAGGGATGCGGGCACGATTTGGGCAGGATACCGATTGTGGTAAAACGAGTATAGATAAAACAAGCCGGGGGATTACCCCGGCAAATAAAAACGAAAGAAAAGAACATATGTGCGTGAAAGAAAATAAGCGGTGGACACCCGCCAAGATGCTACCACCGCTCTGATATTGCTTGAGTATATTATAGCTTACTCAAGCATGGTGAACAAGTGGAAAATAATACCATAAATGAGGGAGGATATAATATGCAGACAGCGATTAATACAGATGTTTTTATACGGCAGGTATTAAACACATTGGTAACTCAGATGGAGATGTGGGACGAGCTCAGACGGCAGAAAGAGGTCGAGGCGGCCCTGTACATGAATTTGATGAACAAGACCATCCTGTCAGAGTCGGAGGAGAGGCAGTTGCCGGCAGAGTATGTGGATGATACCCCTCGGGTGGTGGAGATGTTCCTGCAGTGCCTGAAATTGGAGAAGAGAACAGATGCCACTATCGTGAACTACCGTGGCGAACTTAAATGTCTTTTCCAATTCCTGCGGAAGAACTACGCGGACGTGACAAGCAATGACATCAGGGCCTATCTGGCCTGGAAGCAGACGGAGCACCACAACAAGGATAACACCCTTAACAATAAGATTCACGTCTTTCAGTCATTTTACAAATGGCTCATGAATGAGGATTTGCTGGAAGATGGTGGTTGCCTCATGCGGAAACCCAAGAAGAATCCCATGGGTAAAGTCTATAAGATTAAAGAGGAGCAGCGCGTGAAGCGGGTGCTGTCGGACGAGCAGGTGGAAATCATCCGGTGTGGCTGTCGGCATGTCAGGGATAGAGCCATTGTGGAGATATTGGTGGCTACAGGGATGCGTATATCAGAGCTGGTCGGATTAGATGTTGGCGACATAGACATCAGCCGGAAACGCTGCATTATCTACGGTAAGGGACGCAAGGAACGGCCGGCCTTCTTTACTCCCAGGGCGATTGTACACTTGGAAGCATACCTGGAGTGGCGCCGGGCACTACCAGACACCAGCGCGGCGCTTTTCATAAATTTTAGGAAAACTGGAGGTGTGTATGGCAGGGTGTGCACCTGCACCATACGCAAGATGCTCAAAGAGATAGTGGCCAGTGACCCGCGGCTTGAAGGGTTAAACCTGCACCCGCATAGGTTCCGGGCGTATCTGGCTACATACATGGCCCGGCACGGGGCATCACTTAAGGACATAGCGGCGGTCCTGGGACACAGCAATGTCAATACAACCATGGAGTGTTATATCATTGAGGACCCAGAGGAGACACAGGCTGTACATGGCAAGTGCGCGGGGTAAGGAGGTTTTAAGAATGGCAGATAAGAGCATATTAAAACAATATGCAAGTATGATAAAAGAGGCAGAAGATGAAGAGCGTAGAATACGGAATTTAGAAGCAGAAATTAGGTCTATGCGGCCGCTTGATAGAGAAGTTACAGATGTTGTGACAAAAGGAAAACGAGGAAAGAAACCACTCGGAACCTGTGTGATTCGTGGAGAGAACGACCATTCTGCCATCAATCGGAAACGTGCCAGGCTTAGGGAGAGGAAAGCAAAAAAGGAGCTTCATGTATCCAGGATTGAAATGATGGTTGCCGATGCGGAAGAATATATTTACAGCATTGATGATAGCGAATTAAGACGTATTACAGAATTTTACTGTATTGACAGAAAAAACTGGGATGAAGTAGCCGAAGCAATGGGAGAGGGGTATACTGCTGAGGCTTGTAAACAAAAATTTTCCAGATTTATGCGCGTCAAGTAAAATTGTCACGTTTGTCACGCTGATATGTGATATAATTTAAAATGAGAAAAGTGTAAGCATTTAGGCATCCAGCAATGGGTGCCTTTTATATACCCAATTCCCGGCGCCTGAAACTTAGGGCGTCCGGGGCCTCCTAAAAAGGTTCTGGTAAACATGAAGAGACTTTCCCCCTGTTTGATTTTATGGTAAGATAGAAAGAAAAGTGAGGATGGTGATAACCATGGAAGAGGGGACGGTATTCACATGTAATAAAAATGAACATAAAAAATTGTATTCAAACGATTCAGAGAATATTTTTTATGAGGGATATTGTTTTCTAAAAACGGCAGAAAAAATACGCCATATGCAGTTTGAATACCAAGGGGAGATGGGGAACCTCATAGCACCGTATATAGTAAATCTTTCTTTTGCGGCCGAATTGTTTTTAAAAAGTCTGTTGGTATCCACAAGGGTACAGTTTAAGCCCACACATGATTTATATAAATTGTATTCGTTGATTAATGATGATGAGATAAAAGATAACATAAAAAGTGCTTGCTACAGATTAAAAGATATCGACAAGTCCGATATTGAATTTGAGAAGTCATTGAATGATATTCGTGAGGTGTTTGAATACTGGCGCTATGTGTATGAAAGAATGCATATAGCAACGGCTGTATCATTTATTAAAGATTTTGCATATGCAGTAATGATAGAAGCTGAAAAGCACAAGATTGAAAACGAACGGAAGGGATAGCTCAGGCTGTCTCTTTTTCTATACTTAAAACAGCCAGATAGGAAGGTGAGGTGATGGCAAACAATGAAAACCTAATACGTTTAAGCCCGAGCGAAGCCCGAGAGAATGGCAGAAAAGGCGGTAAGGCATCCGGTGAGGCCCGGAGGCGAAAGGCCGCCATGAGAGATACAATGAATCGGCTTTTGACTATGAAAGTTGAGGTTGAAGGCCTGTCTGATATATTACGTGCTGATGGGGGCGAAAGCACCTACGAGGAGATAATTACTATGGCTATGATAGAAAAGGCCATGCGCGGGGATGTGAAGGCTTTCATGGCCATCAAGGACGTGTTGGGACAGACTTCCAAATCTGAGACAGACCTGGAGGAACAGAAGATACGGATGGAGCAGCTAAAGGCTGACACAGAGCGGATGCGCAGGGAGACATCCCCGGATGAAGATGACGGTGTGGAGGTAGTGAACGATGCGCCAAAAGAAGCAGGTCAGGATATCGGAGATAGTGATACCGAAATACCTACCGATTTTTAACGATACAAGGCATAAGCACATCATACTCACATCCGGGCGCGCCGGCACGAAGTCCAGCTATGCAGCTGTCCGGGCTGACTATCAGCTAATCAGTGATAAGAACGGCTCCGTGGTTGTCCTGCGTAAGCATCACAACAAACTGCGTAAGACGGTGTATAAAGAGATGCTGAGGGGTATCAATCGCCTGGGTGTCAAAAAGAGCGCATTCAAGATTGGGAAGTCCCCTATGGAGATAACCTATAAAAAGTATGGTACCACGATGTACTTCGCCGGCTCCGATGGCATTGACGATACAAAGGGTATCATAGACGAGGATAAGCCCATCAAGCTGGTCATCTTGGACGAGTTGACCGAGTTTTTTGATGACGGAGAAGGTGAGGACGAGTTGGCAAACATTGAGGCGACCTTTATCCGCGGGAATCAAGGTGGTTTCCAGATGATATACTTGTATAACCCTCCGAAGAATCCGAATGCACCCATCAATAAGTGGTGCCGCAAGATGGAGCAGCGTGATGACTGCATTCATATACACACAGATTACAGGGATGTACCGCCGGATTGGCTGGGACAGGACCTGATTGATTCCGCTGAGGTCATGCGCCAGGCCGACGAAAAACAGTATCGCTGGGTCTGGCTGGGACAGAGCATAGGTGTGGATGAGGTTATCTATTACATGTTCTCCGACCGACATAAGGTCAAACCAGAAAAAGGTCATTACAGGGTTATTGGTATTGGTGGCGACTACGGGCAGCAGAATGCCACCACCTTCCAGGCATTTGGCCTGGATGAATATGAGCACAGGCTTACAGGTCTGGATGAGTATTTCCATTCCGGCCGGGAATCGGGAAAACAAAAAAGCCCTTCCGTATACGCAAAGGATTTCATTACGTTCACGGACCAACTGCATGAGACGTATGCCTGCAGTTATTTTTATTTATACCTGGACCCATCAGCAACGGGACTGGCCGAGGAAATCAAAAGGGAGGCCCGTGACTGCGATTACACTATATTGACGCGGAAGGCGGAAAACGATGTAAAACCTGGTATTTCCCGCGTACAGCTGCTCCTGGCGTTTGACATGCTGACCGTATCGCCACGGCAGCAGAATGCAATTGATGAATTCGGGACCTATGAGTATGACAAGAAGTCAATCGAACGCGGGAAGGAAGAACCTGTTAAAGTGGACGACCATTGTATGGACGCTATACGTTATCTGGTCATGGGAATGTGGAGTAAATTAAAACCCTATTTACCAGCAAAAGAGTACGAGGAAACAGTCAGGAACCCATTGGACGAGGAGGATGAGGATGAATATATTTGAGTATTTCAAGAAAAAAGATATTGATACGGTTGACGCCTCATTCTATCGCAAGATTGCGGAATGGGACAGCTGGTACCGGAGTAATGTTAGAAAGTTTCATTTCTACCGCGTATATGGCGGGCAGGGGACCTGGACGAGGTGCCGGCGGCATAGCCTGGGGATGGCAAAGAAGGTATGTGAGGACATGGCTGACCTGCTGCTGAATGAGCGTGTCAAGATTACCATAGGGGATGCTACGACAGAGGATTTTGTGCAGGATGTCCTGAGACAGAATAATTTCATGACCAAGGGGAATGAATACCAGGAACGCAAGGCGGCCAAAGGGACGGTTGCGTATGTGCCCTATCTGGCTGATGCGGAGGTGGATGACCAGGGGAACATCCTGAATGGTATAGTGAAAATTAACTATCTGGAGGCACCGAACATCTTTCCGCTATCCTGGGAGAATGGGAAAGTGACAGAGTGTGCTTTTGTATTCACAAAGACCTGCCGGAGAAAGAAATACGCACAGATTCAATTCCATCGTTTGGAAGATGGCTTTTATGTGATTGAAAATACTGTGGTGGAGTGCACGACCGGAGCAGGAAAGGAGCTTACAAAAGATGAATGGTCACAGCTCCCGGTGTTTTCTGGCCTCGCTGAACGGATAGAGACGGGTTCTGATAAACCACAGTTCGTGGTTGACCGTCTGAACATCGTCAATAATGCAGACGATGATGACAGTAACCCTATGGGGGTTGCGTTGTTTGCCAATGCGGTTGACACCCTGCGAAAGATTGACCTGACCTATGATTCCTATGCAAACGAGTTTGACCTGGGACGGAAACGTATATTTGTAGCTCCGGAATTATTGGACGATAAGTATGGGAATCCTACGTTTGATACCAGCGATACGGTATTTTACCGGCTGCCGGAGGATTACCTTAAGGACACCAACGAGGCTATTAAAGAAGTCAACATGGAACTGCGTGTGGATGCCCATAGCAAGGCCATAGACGACGACCTTAATTACCTGTCCGTTAAATGCGGTTTCGGTACTCAACGATACCGCTTTGTAAATGGGAATGTGCAGACCGCGACGCAGGTCATATCTGAGAACAGTGACATGTACCGGTCCGTCCAGAAGCATGAGCTTATACTGGATGAGGTATTAAAAGAGCTTATCCGCATTATTATCCGCCTGGGGATTGCATCAAGGGTGACAGGGCTTAATGAGGATACGGATATCACGATTGACTTTGATGATTCCATCATTGAGGATAAACAGACAGAGCGCAATGAGGACAGGAAAGACGTTTCCATGGGGGCAATGTCCCTTCCAGAATACCGTGCCAAGTGGTACGGAGAGACGGAGGAGAAGGCTGCCGCCAGGATACCGGAGCAGACAGGGGTGATACCATAAAATGAACCGGTCTTATGAGAGCCACATGACGGTAGGCGTGGAACGGAAGTTCCGTAACCTGGAGAACCGTATCATGGAGGACGTGGTGCGGCGGATTAAGAAAACAGGACAGATAACCTCTTCCGCGGATTACCAGTTGAACCGGTATTATATCCTTGGAAACAGCACCAAAGACATAGAGGACATTGTTAAGAGCGCTGTGGGTGATGACTACCCAGAGACATTTAAACTCTACGACGAAGTGGTTGAGAAGCAATACACCCGGTCAAGAGAGCTTTATGAGCAGGTCAATGAGGAATTTATCCCATATGAACAGAATGAGCAGCTACAGCAGCTTGTGAATGGCCTCATACAGCAGTCCAATGATGAACTGTATAACATCACCCGGTCCATGGGATTCATGGTGGATATGGGCGGAGGCAGGAAGGTATTTTCTCCATTATCGGATTACTATAATCAGTATCTGGATAATGCCATTGTGGAAATTACTTCCGGCGCCTTTGATTACAATACGGTTATCCGCCGCGTGGTAGGCCAGATGACTAACTCAGGACTGCGCACTGTGGATTATGCCAGCGGATATTCCAGCCGGTGTGACGTGGCAGCACGCAGGGCCGTCATGACAGGGTTATCACAGCTGACCGGCCATATATCCCAAGCGAATGCGCAGAAGCTTCACACGGAGTATTTTGAGATTGACTGGCACGCTGGTGCAAGGCCGTCCCATCGGATATGGCAGGGAAAGGTCTGGAGCTATCGGGAATTGGTGACAGTGTGTGGTCTTGGGACTGTAACTGGCCTGCAGGGTGCGAACTGTTACCATGAGTATTATCCGTTCATTCCAGGTATATCTGAACGTCAGTTTAGCGATAAGTGGCTTGCAGAACAGAACCGCAAGGAGGATAGACAAAAAGTGTTCAAAGGGAAAGAATATACTCTTTATGAAGCCACGCAGCGTCAGCGGTATCTGGAAACCAACATGAGGGCACAGCGCCAGAAAGTAAAGCTATTACAGCAGGCCGGCGCATCTCAGGATGATATCATGCTGGCGCGTTGCAAGTACCAGGCCCAACTGGATGAATACAAGGCGTTTTGTGAACGGATGGGATTACAGGAACAACGGGAAAGAATCTATTATGATTTGCAAGGAAGGGTTGCGCCAGGAAGGAGGACTGCCGGGTGATTGAAGTAAAGGTAAGGCGAGATGGCCTGTCATTATCAGGACATGCCGGATATGGCCGGAGAGGCCAGTCAATCGTGTGTGCCGCCGTATCGGCCATCACGTTGACTATGATTGAGGGCCTGCGGGAGATAGCGGGTATCCGGCTGACTGAGACCGTGGAAAGCGGCAATGTATCAGTTAAATGGCAAAAGCTGAATGATACAGGCAAGGCATTGATTGATACATGGTTCTTGGGATTGTGCCATATCAATGCGCAATATAATTGTATACGATTTATATAGCATCTCATAAGGGGTGCTTTTATTATGTCCAACACGTGATGACAAAAAAGCATCGGAACAGTTCACGCACTAAAAACGGAGGTTAAACATGAGAAAGAGATTATTTAATTTACAGCTTTTCGAGGACGGCGGCGGAAGCGGCTCTGAGGGAAACCAGGGGAATAATGCCGGTGATGAGGGAAACAAGGGAACCTATAGTTTTGAGCAGGCGGAGGAGATAGCCAATGCAAGGGCGCATCGTGCGGAGCAGGCAGCCCTTAAATCTTATTTCCAGCAGCAGGGTATGACCGAGGATGAGGTCAAGGCGGCCCTTGCTGATTATAAGACAAACAAGGAGAAGCAGAAACCAAATCTGTCCGCTATTGAGCAGGAAAGGGACAATGCATTAAAGGAACTGGAACAGGTGAAGAATTCCAACCTGCTGCGGGATAAGGGAGTAAAGCCGGATGACCTGGACTATGTGCTGTTCAAGGTTGGTAAGCTGGTGGATGATAAAACAGATTTCACAAAGGCGGCTGAGAAATTTCTGAAAGATAACCCACGATTCACAGGTCAGGGCAGTTACCGCGTAACGACTTCCGCACAGGCGGGTGGAGCGGGGAGCGCCCAGAACACGAACGATTCTATCAACAACGCCATCCGTATGGCAGCAAGAAGATAAGGAGGAATTATGAGACATAGAAAATTTGATATACAGCTTTTTGAAGGCGACGCGCAGATTATTGACAGGACTGGCGCGGCATCACTCATACCTGAGGAGAATGCGCGGGAGATTATCCAGGGCGTGGTGACACAGTCCGCAGTCCTGCAGAGAGGAAGGAAACTGCCGAACATGTCCAGCAAGACGTATAAGATGCCGGTGCTTGACATGCTCCCGATTGCCTACTTTGTCAACGGGGATACCGGGGCGAAAAAGACCACGAAGCAGGCCTGGGATAAGAAGTTTATCACAGCGGAGGAGATTGCGGTTATTGTACCAATCCCTGAGGCCGTCCTGGATGATTCTGACTATGACATCTGGGGAGAGGTCAAGCCGAGGGTAATTGAGGCCTTCGGCAAGGTGATTGACGGTGCGGTTCTGTTTGACTTGGATAAGCCATCCACATGGAGGGACGGTGTTGTGACGACTGCCACTAAGGCCGGTTCCGTCGTGACGCTTGCAACCGGGGATGACCTGTATGATAAAATTATGGCGGAGGAAGGCATTATTGCCAAGATTGAGGAATCCGGGTATTTCGTCAACGGACACATGGCTGATATCTCCATGCGCGCTAAACTGAGAGGCCTGAAGGATACGACGGGGAACCCGATATTTAAGAGCGACATGCAGAACGGAACCACTTATTCACTGGATGGCAGCCCGATGAACTTCCCCAACAACGGCGCCTTTGACAAATCAAAGGCGTTGATGATATCTGGTGATTTCAGCCAGTTGGTATATGCAATCCGTCAGGACATCACCTTTAAGCTGTTCACGGAGGGCGTTGTTCAGAATACAGACGGCTCCATTGCGTACAACCTGATGCAGAATGACATGGTGGCGTTAAGGGCAGTCATGAGACTTGGATGGGAAATCCCTAATCCGATTAACTCCATGAAAACGGATAAGACCAAAAGATGCCCATTTGCTATCTTGAAGGCTGGAACACCAACAGAATAAGGAGGGTGGTCACGGATGTATGTGGATTACAAATATTATCAGATTGAGCATGGTGGGAAAATGCCGGAAGATGCCTTCCCGGCATCTGAGCGCAGGGCAGAAGCGTACATCCGATACCTTACCCATCTGAATGGTGACATATTTGCCATACCAAATGACATGGTAAAGGATGCAGTATGCGCAGCAGCAGACGTGTATTATATGACAGAACAGGAGCAGGAACAGAGAAAGGCGGAAGGAAAGGCAGGACCAGTCCGGTCTGAAAACAATGACGGCTATTCCGTATCATATGTGGTGGAGCAAGAGGATGGGCAGACAGCGGAAAATGCTGTCAGGCGGAAAGCTTACGATGCTGTGTATATGTATCTGCTTCCTACTGGCTGGCTTAAGAGGAAAGTGGGGTGCGGACATGCTCACGAATGCAGACATAACAGTCTATAATTCTTTCCTTGACCCTGGAAGCCGGATGCGGGTCTGGCACCGTACCATGATAAAGGGGGTGTGGTTCTATGCGGATAACAAGGTCAGCTTGACAGATGGCGGACTTGTTTCTGCTGATGCCTATAAGGTGAGGATACCGGTTCGTGCTGATTTTGGTGGCAGTCAATATGTTCCACCGGATGAATATGCAGGGGCCGATGGAACATGGACACTGAAAAACGATGATTACATTGTCAGGGGAATTGGGCCAGATATTGAAAAGCCGGCAGACCTGCAGAAAGAGAGCCGGACTGCATTTAAGGTTACATCATGGTCAGATAACCGTCAGGGTGGTCTGAAACATTGGCGTGTGGGAGGTGTGTGATGGCACAGAAACGCGTATTCCAAATCGCGACCCCGCGGGGAAGCGTGTACCAGACAAAGGGGAAAGGCGGAACCGTCACCGCCCGACTGGAGTGGAATCCTGGTTTTGCAAGGGAAAAGTCAGAGGCTTTTTCCAACGCGCAGGCCTTTGTTGATTCCGAGTGCCTACGGTATATGGACCCGCTTACATCGAGGCTCACAGGATATATGATAAAGTCCGCAACCCTGGGAACGGTTATCGGGAGTGGAAAGATTGAGTACCTGGCCCCTTATGCAAGGAAACAGTACTATGAAGGCAAAGGGGATGGTGGGAACCGGGGACGATTGTGGTTTGAGAGGATGAAAACATCCAAGGCAGAAACCATACAGAAGGGAGCAAACAGGATTGCCGCAAACAATAAATAATGAGTCAGTGATTGCAGCTCTGAGACAATATTTCATGAGCTGCCCATACCTAAGGGATGGAGAGTTTAATATTGATTACCTGCCAGACAGCCGGTCATACAGCCTCGACCCAATCCCGGCAGAACCTGTTTATAAGGAGTATGTTGATGGAGGAAAGATATACCAGTTCCAATACTCTTTTACCTCCAAGGAGGCCTATGACGGGGATGCCCGGACCATGATAGACAATTCATTTTTTTATCAGAATCTGGCTGACTGGGTAGAAAGACAGGATGATGAAGGTATCCTGCCTATGCTGGAGGGACGTCAGGTGATATCAAACACGTTGATGTCGAGCTATTACCTGTTTGGGTCTGATGCAGACCTGGCAAAGTATCAGGTACAGCTCAGGTTATTGTACGAATAAGGAGATGATTATATGGCAAATGCAGATAAGCTAAACGATGGTAAGCTGATTAAGCGTTCCAAGCGGGTTTCGTTCCTGAATGTGGGGACAACCGCAGAACCTAAATTTATAAGAATGCAGGGGTTCTCGTCCATGTCGGAATCCAAGAGCGCAAAAGAGTATTCCAGACAGTATGTGGATGAGGACACCGAACGGTCGGACGTGGTGGGCTATGCGACCCAGATAGGGTACAGTTTTGACCGGCACAGCCCATACTCAGTACATGAGAAGCTGGCCGAAATCACGGACAACGAGTACACTGGTTCCGATGCGACCGTGGAAATCGTGACGGTGGACCTGTTTACAGATGGGGACGCAAAAGTGGCACGAAAACGTGCTTACAGCGTTATACCAGATACAACCGGCGACGGAACGGATGCCTTGATTTATTCCGGAAACTTCCGCGCCGCAGGAGAGGCCGTGCTGGGAACAGCGACATCTGCTGATAAGTGGCAGACAGTGACATTTACTGAGGGCAGCGCACCAGACCCTGCTCCGGGAACATAAGAATAAAGGAGTGAGCCTATGAGCCAGAAGTGGAGTTATAACAACATTGAGTTTGAGGTAGACCTGCAGGACGCTGATTTTGCTGAAAAGTATGAAAAGGCATTTGAACGGATGGGGCAGGATGAAAAGAAGGTGCAGAAGGCCGGAAACAACAGTGAACTGATACGCGGATACTGCGGCCTCTTTCATAACCTGTTTGATGACATATACGGCGCCGGAACAGCAAAGAGATTATTTGATGGAAAGATGAACGCAGGTATGTGTGACCTTGCCTACGCTGCTTTTATGGGAGCCTGTATGCGTTGCAATGAGGAGGCTGTCCAGCAGAGAGGGCAGCTGATGAGCCGATATGCCCCACGGCAAAACCGCCAGCAGCGACGGAACAACCAACAGAGGAATAAGAACTGGAATGGGGGACAGCGTGCATGAGCATGAACTTGCTTTATGAAGCCTATCCTGAATCGGTCAATCTGTATGGCGTGGAACGTGAAATTGTGACTGATTTCAAGGACTGGCTGCGGTTCATTGATATGATAAGATGTGACGGACTCAGCCAGGATGAGAAGATGACTCTCATGATGGAGATGTATCTGGAAAACATACCACACTGGCAATGGGGGGATGCCCATGAGCCACTTATGAGTTTTTTTCGTATGGATGAGTGCACGATAGAGACGGGCGGTGAACCAGAGGGCGCAGACGAGGAATTAGAGCCGGTGATACCAAAGCCGCTGTATGATTTTGCGTTCGATGCAAAATACATCATATCAGGGTTCCGGCAGGACTATAAGATTGACCTCACGGAAACAGACATGCACTGGTGGAAGTTTCGTATCCTTTTGGACGGCCTGTCGTCTGGTACAGAGTTTAAGCAGCGGGTAATGTACCGGAACACAAACACAGCTGATATCAAGGATGTGAAGGAACGCCAGCGGATACAGCGGATACAGAGGGCCATTGCCATCCCGCAGCCAGCTCCATCTGATTATGAGATAGGGGATATGTTTGGATGATGAAAAAGATTGAAAAGCCTCCATTGCTGCGCAAGTGGTACCGATGCCCTCATTGTGGGAAAAATGCGGTGTTATACGACAACACAGCCCATAGCAATGGGGTATATGTGAAATGTAAGGAGTGCAGAAAGGAATTTGAAATAAGGATTTAGCATCTGTGAGCCAATGAGCCGTGCTACTGCGAAAGGAGTAGTATGGCTCATTTTGACTTACAATTATTTGAGGCCGACGGCCATCTGAATTTTGATACAAGGGTTGACGAAAAGGGATTTTCAAGCGGTATCAGCAAACTTGGCGGGATAGCCAAGGGGGGACTGGCGGTCCTGGGAGCCTCAGTCGCTGGAATCACTGCTGCTTTTGCCGGTATGTCGAAGGCTGCATTAGGTTCTGTAGCCAGCCTGGAACAGAATGTGGGCGGCGTGGAAACGCTTTTCAAGGAAAATGCCAAGACAGTCATAGAGAATGCAAACAATGCCTATAAGACTGCGGGGTTGTCAGCCAATGAGTACATGCAAAGTGTCACCAGTTTTTCCGCATCACTATTACAGAGCGTGGCCGGGGACACGGCAGAAGCGGCAAAGATAGCCGATATGGCAATGGTGGACATGTCTGATAACGCCAATAAGATGGGTACAGACATGACGTCCATCCAAAATGCATATCAGGGATTCGCAAAGCAGAATTATACGATGCTGGATAATCTGAAACTGGGTTATGGCGGAACAAAGGAGGAAATGAACCGCCTCCTTGCGGATGCCACCAAAATATCTGGCGTGAAATATGACATCAGCAATCTGAATGACGTATACTCTGCCATCCATGTAATCCAGGGTGAGCTTGATATAACCGGCACAACGGCCAAGGAAGCCTCTACTACCATCGAAGGGTCCATGAACGCCGCAAAGGCAGCCTTTGACAACTTTTTGAATGGTTCTGGAACTGCTAAAGAGCTGGCGGACGCGGTTGCCACAGTCGCCCGAAATGTAGGGAAGAACCTGGGAGAAATTATCCCAAGGCTAGCAGAAACAGTGCCGATGGTGGTCGAGGAACTGTGGCAGGAATTTGAAGGCAGTGCAGACCAATTTATTCAAATGGGCGCAGGTCTTGTGACGGATATTGCGACAGGACTTGTTGAGCAGCTGCCTGCCCTTATTGAACTTGCCGTATCCTTTGTTGATACGTTGATACAGGGCCTAAATGAAAATATGCCCCAATTGTTGGAGGCGGGAGGTTCCCTGCTTATTGCCATCGTTCAGGGCATCATCATGTTGGTCCCATCCCTGTTGTCGCTTGGATGGTCTATTATTGAGGGCATTGTCCAGGGATTGCTGAACAATGCGCCAACGCTGCAGACGCAGGCTGTAAATCTGTTCAATCAGTTTACATCCGTAATCAGCACAAGGCTGCCGCAGTTGTTGCAACAGGGCGCCAATGCAATTAATCAGTTTACACAGGGGTTATTAAGCAAGGCCCCATCCCTGATAACGAATGCCGGAAATATCATAAGCAAGTTATATAATGTAATTCTTGGAATCCTGCCGCAAATCCTGGAGACCGGAATCAAGCTCATTGGACAGCTGGCTCAGGGCATCCTGTCAAATCTCCCAGCCGTTATCGGTGCCGCCGCCGAGGCACTGATACAGATAATCGCTACAATTGCAAGCCACCTCCCGGAAATCCTGCAGAAGGGAATTGAATTACTGGGCGAACTTGCAGCCGGAATCATACAGGCCATCCCGGAGCTGGTCGGAAAACTGCCGCAGGTATTTACCAGTGTCAAAGCTAAGTTTTTAGAATTTGACTGGATACAGATTGGTAAAGACATCGTAAGCGGAATTGCAAATGGCCTTAAAAACTCCATTGGGACCATCATTGACGCTGCTAAGAGTGTGGGTGAGGCGGCCTTGGATGGTCTTAAGAGCCTGTTAGGCATCCATTCTCCGTCGCGTGTGTTTCGGGACGAGGTTGGACGCAATATATCCCTTGGTATCGCTGAGGGAATCCGGTCCAATAAGAAATATGCCAAGAAGAGCGCGGAGGAAGTTGCACAGGCCACGCTGGAAGCAGCCAAGAAGAAGCTGGAAAACCATAAGGTTTATAACCGACTTACCCTTGCGGATGAGGCCGGATACTGGGACGAGGTACGCAAACAGACAAAAGAAGGCACACAGGCCAGGATTGACGCCGATAAGGAATACCTGTCTGCCAAGAAAGACCTGAATGACAGGATGCTGGAAGCGGAAGAGAACTATACGGACAAGGTTGCGAATGCGTACAAGGACCTGAACGACAGAATTAAGGACCTCAATAACCAGTACAAGGATGCCGTCAACCAGCGGGCAGACCAGATTAAGTCAGCGTATGGGTTGTTCGATGCATTTGATTCCAGTACGGACCTGACAGCGGATGACCTGCTTAATAACTTGCAATCACAGGTGGACGGGTTGAAGCAGTGGCGCAAGAATCTGAGGGACCTGGAACGCCGTGGGATTGGCGACGACCTTCTGGAGGAATTGCAGGAGCTTGGACCAAAAGCAGCAGCTGAAATCCAGCTTATGACGGAAATGAGTGACGACCAGCTGGATGAATATGTGAGCCTGTTCAAAGCTAAAAATCGCATTGCACGCCAGGAAGCGGTGGCAGAAATGGAGCCAATGCGTGGGGAGATATCCAAGCAGATTGCACAGATGCAGCGGGAGACATCGGCAGAACTGGCAAAATACCAGCAGGAATATGTATCTTCCATGACAGAGCTTGGTGTGGCTCTCAACCAGCCATTGGAGACTATGAAGTTGACGGCGGCTCAGAATGCGGTGGCTCTTGTTTCTGCTATGGCAGGGTCCATCAAGGACGCATCCGGCTCCACCGAGAACCTGGAACAGTTCAAGGCTATTGCCCGGAATGTACTCGGCTCCGTGGATACGCTTCCGTCCAGTATGTCGGATGTGGGGAAACAGTCCATCATCAGTATGATAGAGGGCATCCGGTCCATGTCCGGCCAGCTGCAGGCAGCGGTACAGGCCGTGGTTGCCAATGCAATGCAGGCGGCCGCAGGCGCCATGATGGGGAATGGAGGCATCAATGCAGCACTGGCTGGTGTTGGAGCTGTGACTGGTACATCCAGCCTCCCCGCGAGCACCTATGGGAATGAAGGATACGGTCCGGGATATGCTGTGGATTACCGCAGGATGGGACAGGAAATGGCAAATGCTATGGACGGTGTATCCGTCAATATGGACGGGAAGAATGTGGGAAGCATTGTGTCTGAACCTGTGAATGACAACCTGGGGAACCGTGGAAGGATGGAAGGAAGGGATATGGAATGAAATATTTAGGAATCACCTTTGATGAGGAGAAGCATACCTATGATGATTTTGGCCTTCGGATTAAGTCCATCAATATAGGGTTCCCATCGGTAAAGGAGAGTAAGATTGACATACCGGGAGCGGATGGCTACCTTGATATGACGGATTACTTCGGCACCCGGTATGAGGACCGCAAGATTACGATTGAATGTGACATAGAGGACCGGAGCTATTATGACTGGGCTGGACGTATGAGCCAGCTCAGTAACTACCTGCATGGAAAGAAACGGAAGATTGTTCTGGACTGGGACAATGGGTTTTATTACCTGGGGCGCGGGACCTGTGAATATGAAAAGAAGAACCGGGCATTCAGCCTGGTGACACTGAAATTTGAATGTGACCCATATAAATATGAGCTTACGGCCACGGATGAGGACTGGTTGTGGGACCCATTCGATTTTGAGGAAGGAGTAATAAAGGAATATGGGAACCAAAACGTGGACGGGACGCTTGTGCTTACTGTTATAGGCTCACCCATGCCGGTGGTGCCAAGAATTACAGTATCATCCGATATGCAGGTGGAATTCGAGGGTGAAAGGTTTGACCTGAAAGCGGGAGAAAACTATCTGCCGGATATTGAGATAAAGGATGGAGAGCATGTGATGACATTCACGGGACATGGTATCGTGACTGTAAGCTACAGGGGAGGAAGCCTGTAATGTATAAAATCAACAATGTGATTGACGGCAGAACGTACTGCCTGCATGACCAGCGGGACAGGAACCTGCGAGTGATTGAGCCTCGTCTTACCCTTACCCTCAACAAGACAGGAGCTCTTACATTCCGCATTCCTTCCAGTCATATGTATTCCAACACCTTAAAGAAGATGAAGTCATCCATCCAGGTAATGGAGGATGGGATATTGATATATGAGGGACGCGTGCTGTCGGATGAGTCGGATTTTCATAATACAAAAGATGTGGTATGCGAGGGAAGCCTGGCCTATCTCATTGACAGCGCACAGCGCCCCTTTTCTTTGAGTGGAAACATCCATGATTTCCTCGCCCAGATGGTAGAAAATCATAATGGGCAGGTGGAGGAGCGGAAACAGTTTGTCCTTGGCCGGGTGAATGTGGCCGATGAAAACAATGAACTTAAGCGGGAGTCCGCTAAGATTGACAATACCTGGAACACGCTGAAAGCGCAGCTGATAGACGTCCATGGTGGATACATATGGGTTGAATACAGGGACGGCAAGAAGTATCTTAATTACACCTACGACTATGGCGGTAAGAATGAACAGCAGATACGTTTTGGCGTCAATCTCCTGGACCTAACAAAGTATCAGGATGCTACTAATGTGGTAACATGTATGATACCCTACGGAGGGGATGTGGAATACCAAGACGAGCTTGGGGAGACGCAGACAGGCACGGTCGATATTACATCGGTTAATGACGGGAAGGATTATATCACAGCGGAGCAGGCCGTGCTGGATGAATACGGGAAGATATGGGGGACGTTCCAATGGCCAGACATCACAGACCCCGCAAGGCTCCTGGAAAAGGCCAAAGAATACCTGAAGGAGGTGTCCGGGATACCGGATACGCTTAAGGTATCAGCCGTAGACCTGAACTATACTGGGGTAGACATCCGGCGCTTCCGGGTCGGATATTACACAACGGCTATCAGCAAGCCTCACGGAGTCAGCAAGGACCTGTTACTGGCTCAGCTTGACATGTACCTGGATGACCCGGCAAAGGGCAGCATATCCCTTGGGACCACAGTGAGCAGCTTTACAGGCGCCACCGTGAATAAGCAGGTAAGTATTTCAAAAGCCGTACAGGAGTCCGAGGCAAAAACATATGAAGAACTGGCCCGGAAGATTGCCAATGCAACAAATCTTATCACAGGAGGGCTGGGAGGTTATGTGGTCCTTGATAGTCAAGACCCGGTTACAGGCAAGAAAATGCATCCCTGGCGTATCCTGGTTATGAATACACCGGATAAAGAGACCGCAACAAATATCATCCAGATAAACCAGAATGGCATCGGTTTTTCAACGTCCGGTATCAACGGACCTTATCGTAACGCCTGGACCATTGACGGGAACCTGTTGGCTGATTTTATCACTGCCGGCCAGATGCTGGCGGACCGCATTCGTGGCGGAATCCTGGAGGTAGGCGGGTATGGCCTTGCCAAGGATGGAAAGATTGTGGTCAAAAACGCCAACGGTAACGAGATTGGAAGCTGGGACAATACAGGACTGCACGTCCTGCTGGGAGTGATTCAAGGCAGCACCATAATTGGTTCTGATATCATTAGCGGTACGATTGACATAGGCAACGGGACTTTTTATGTGGATGATGACGGAGCCGTGGCAATCAACTCCGGTCAGATTGCTATTGGGAATACTTTGATTACTCCAAGTTATACCTGGATAGGAGATTTTGGGGTGTCTAGTAATGGAACTGGAGCATTTTATAGCAGGGACAATACGATTGAGATTTTTACTCCTGCATTCCCATATATGAACGGTCCAGCAATGCAATTAAGTTATAATGGGATGACTACAAGAGTAAGTTATAGTGCTATAACAACAAGAGATATTACATTAAATACGCTGGTAAGTGAGTATGGGGGGCAATGGGGGTCAGTATCTACTAATATAATTGAACTCTGGAATAGAATAGAAAGACTTGAAGCTAAATCATAGAAAGGGGTGTTGAATTAAAAGTATCTCTAATGTATAATGCAACTATAGGAGGGATTTATATGAAGAAAATTAGTATTCTTATAGCCACATTATTGTCATTGGTTTTTACTTTTAATGTGTTCGCGATGGAGATTGAATATAATAATCCAAATGACCCAAATGAGCCAACCTTGATCATTCCAAATCCAACAAATGAAAAAAGAAATGCTGATAGAACGCTTGATTATAAGTGGACATGGATAAGTGATGAAATAGTGGCACGTTTTCAGCCTGGGAAAAGAGCCAATGATAGAAGAGCGTATCTTCAAGAATCGTTTAATTATGGCATGATTGGTGGAGGCCACGGCATAAAGGACGACGGAGGGAAACGCGAGACTTATTCCGGTAAATGGAGTCAGTCAGAAGATGGAATCTGGTCTTTCCAGTTTGATGATTATACCATTCCGGTGGATATCACCAAGATTGATGGCGTATTATATGCCTTTAATGGGTACGGCGAACTGGTGGAAGGGTATGATTATTGGAACGGCCATAAGACTGCTGCAGACGGCCTAGTGACTTGTACGGACCCTGAGTTTATTACCTATCTGGAAACGCAGTACATTCCAGACTGCACTAGCCATGAATAGAATTTGATATGGATTGACGAGAGCGAGGCAATGTCCCCGCTCTTTTTGTATGCCGAAAGGAAGGTGATTGTTATGGCAGCACAGCCCGTACATATTGACATAAATCAGCAGATACAGGACTGGAAGAATGCCAGATATGGACGGCAGGTCAGGTCTGCTAATGTGGAGGCATTGACAGAGCTGCAAAACCAGATGAACGGCGCCGTGGATTATCTGGTTGAGAAAGGTGAAACTGTTGACCAGGCGGCCAAGGATGTCCAGTTGGTCCGGCAGGAAGCGCAGGGCGCCGTTGACCATGCCAATGAGATTACAGAGGAATATAAGCAGTATGCAGATACGAAGTTGGCGGAAACCACGGAGCAGCGGCAGCTGGCAGAGACCGCAAAAGAAGAAGCAGACGAATCTGCCCTGCTGTCAGAAAGTTGGGCCCATGGAGGAACCGGAACAAGGCCAGGGGAGGATACAAATAACAGCGAGTATCACAGCCAGCAATCTAAGACCCAGGCTGACAGGGCAAAGGATGAAGCTGACAGGGCTAGTCAGTATTCGCAGATTACAGCTCCTGACTTTTATCTGGATATAGAGACCGGAGCTCTTTATCAAAAAGGCGGGGCCGGAGTTGATTTTGTTGTGGCTGACGCGATACTGTACTGGAAAATCGTAGCATAAGGAGGATATTATGGCAGCACCAGAAGGATATACAAAGTTAGGAAATGTTGGCTACGCAGACAAGGGGGTATACAGCGCGGATGCCACGTATAATAAGTACAATACGGTGTACCATGAGGGTAGTACCTATGTGGCGTTAAAGGATAACCTGCATGGAGTCACGCCGGCAGACGGTGCAAACTGGCGGTATATGGCCAAGGGATTCACAGAGGCGTCAGCTGATGCTATTACCGTTATAGACACATCGGGAATCATTGACGGGACGAAGAATAAAAAAACTATCTTGCAGACCTTCCTTGATAAGGTAGGGGATTTTATTATCAATAAAGCTGTGACTAATGATGCCCTTATGCTGAAACTGGCGGATTATGTAGCAAAGACGGATATTGTGCAGGTGGAGTCCACAGCTACAAATAAGGTCCCATCCAGCGCGTACCTTAAGCAGGTAAAAGATAGCATAGATAGCAATTTAGCAGCGGCCAACGCAAAGGTGACTTTAAACGGCGTCGAGAACATTAATGGGTTTACAGCCGTATATTCCGACCGGACCGACCGGGCATTCCAGTTACAATATGATTCTGGCGAGATTGCATCAATCGCATTTAACAACACCGGTATCTGGTATGATTTTTATGACGGTCGAAACTGGAAACAGGTTTGGAAGTTTTATAAGCCGTAATCATTTTGTGCTGAAGGCATGTAGGTTCGTAAGGATTGGAACTTGATTGTTATAACCAATAAATCGTACGGTATCACCTTTACGCACAGAAAACCATATAGGCATTGACGAATTGACTGTGACATCATTATTGACCCAAAAAATATTTATCCCATTTATAAGTACATTACAACCCTGAGCTGAACTGTTAAAACCAATGGAACCACAAACTATACAATCATCTGTAGCTGTCCAACTGGTACCGTTAGCAAACCCATCTTTAATTTTTTTGCGGGTATCTATGTATGGTAAATTGCTATTTGTGATAAGAAAAAATGAATCGTAACCTGCAAATTAGGTCCCTAAACCAGGGACTTATTTTATTGCCTGGCGTCCGGCATGTCCGGCCAGGCGGAAAGGAAAATATATGAATGAAAAAATTGTATTGAAAAACGGGAAGGAGTACCCGCTGGTCATCGGCGGCACGTCCTCCACGCCCCGCGCTCTGCAGCTTATCTTCCAGGCGGAGGAACCCTTGGAGGACATCGTGACCGTGTTTGCGAATGCTGCAGCCACGGAGCAGATTAAGACTGTCAATGAGGATGGCAGCACCCTGGCCGTGTATGATGATTATACGGTGCTGGATAATCCAAAGAGTATTGATGACGACTATCTCATTACCCCGGAGCAGTACGGAGAGGACGGAGCCGTCACTGCGGAGGCTGTATATGGCCGTGTGGCGTTCCTAACGCTATCTCAGCCAGGTGTAGAGGCCGCGGCGGAGCATAACAGGGCTGACATTGATTTCCTGGCTGTGATGACCGGGACAGACTTATAGGAGGTGAGACCATGGATGTAAAAGGACTGGCGCAGAAGTATTACCCGAGATTATGGGACATTGACCGGCTTAAGGCCCTGGTGGCCGCGGGTAAACTGTCCGAGGCGGACTACAAGGAGATTACCGGAGAGGACTACACAAAGTAAGGAGACATCATGGGTGTGATAGCACAATACATAAGTGTTCATTGGGTGGAATGGTTGTTTGTAGCCATCTCCACCCTTTTAGGATTTGGGTACCGGCAGATACTCAAAAGACAAAAAGAGGAATCCGTAAAGACAGCGGCCCTCCATGATGGTATGCAGGCACTTTTGAGGGACCGTATCATACAGGCCTACAATCATTATCAGGATAAGACATTTTGCCCGATATATGGTAAAGAGAATGTTAAGCGGATGTATGACGCATACCATGTCCTGGGCGGTAATGATGTGGCAACAGAACTGAAAGACAAGCTTATGAAGATGCCGGAAGAACCGGCAGAAAGAGAGGTATAGAGTATGGATTTATCGTTTTTTAGCAATTACACAGTGGTGGTCATTGTGGGAATTTGCCTGATTACAGGCTACATAGCCAAAAAGTGGGTGAAAGACCTGGATAACAAATACATCCCCACCATGGTGGCCCTGCTGGGCGCGGCCCTTAACATCTGGATTATGGGCGGGGTAAGCCCGGATATCATCTTGGCCGGGGCCTTTAGCGGGCTGGCAAGTACGGGCCTGCACCAGGCGTTTAAACAGCTCATAGAGGGTAGACAGTAATTTGTTGCGATATCGCAACTTATCATGGCCTGGGAATAGTCCCGGGCCTTATTTTTTTGATTGGAGGCTTTATGAAATCAATAGATAAATTACTGAATGTTGCAAAGAATGAGATTGGATATCTGGAGAAACGTAGTAACATCCAACTTGACAGCAAGACCGCGAATGCTGGCAGCAGCAATTATACAAAGTATGCCAGGGACCTGTACCCATCTCTCCAGGGGCAGCCGTGGTGTGACATGTTTGTGGACTGGTGCTTTGTGCAGGCTTTTGGCCGGGTAGCGGCGCAGCAGCTTCTGGGTGGTGGATTCTCCGCCTACACCCCTACGTCGGCTCAGTATTATAAAATCAAGGGACAGTATCACAAGGATAGCCCACAGCCGGGGGACCAGATATTTTTTAAAAACTCCCAGCGCATCTGTCATACAGGCATCGTCTATGAGGTCACTATGACCAAGGTTAGGACCATTGAGGGCAACACCAGTGACGGCAGCGAGGTGGTTGCCAATGGCGGAGCAGTATGCTGTAAGGAGTACAGCTTAGATAACAGCAGGATTGACGGATATGGACGTCCTGACTGGTCGCTGGTAGAGCGGCCGGAGTATGAGGTGGGCTGGCACCATGATAATAATGGCTGGTGGTATGCATACAGCACCACAGAGTATTACAAGGAGTGTTGGCAGATTATAAACCATCACAAGTATTATTTCAATCCTGACGGATACGCTCTGACCAATTGGCATGTAATTGACGGCAAGGATTACTATTTTGAGCCGCGGGCCGGGCATCCATTGGAATGCGCAATGTATGTGGCGCCAGATGGGGAGCAGTACATAGGTGAGTTTTGAGTTGAAAAAGGACCATCGAATTGCATTGGTGGTCCGGATATGTTATAATTAATTTTGAATCGGGGGAGCGGTGGCAAGCCCGCCCTCCCTTGGTTCATTCCCTTAAGCCTATTCAGTAGGCTTATTTTTTTTGCTGTGGTTTGTAGTGTTCCTCGCCAGTCTCGATGTAAAGAATAAAATCGTTTATGTCCTTTTCATCCCACCCGGCAGGGAAGGAATAATTTGCAAGTTTATAAACTCTATACACATAGTATAAGAAAACTTGTAAATTAGATTATAACTGCTTTAGCTTGATA